TCAGCCAGAAGGATACTGTTCAATAATCAGCTTCTCCAGCTCTGCCGCCACGTAGGACTGAATACGGCCGCTGAGGCGGATCAGGCCTACCGTACGCGTGACCACCGGGTCGGTGAGCGGCACAGCGCGGAGAACGGAATGCTCCCCGGCGGGCATCGACATCGCGGGCACGGCGGCAATGCCGATGCCCGCTTCCACCATCCCCAGCATCGTGGTGATATGACGAGAGTGATTAATTACCTTGTTGATATATAAGCTTATTGTTCTCAAATAACTATGCATTGGGGCATGGATGGGGCAAAGTCCGATAATTTCTGGTTCAACATAGCAATCTGATCGCTGTTACTGTCGGCCATCCAGGCGCCGTAGACATTGAAAACCATTTGGGCGCTTGTGTGCCCCATCTGGCTCGCAATGAAGCTGGGGTTGGCCCCGGCTGACAGTGACCAGCAGGCATAAGTGTGTCTGGACTGATATGCTTTGCGATGCCTTAAACCAGCTCGTTTCAGCGCCGCCTCCCATGAGTCACCAATTGAATCAACCTTGTAATGATAACCAACGTTACTGCTTTTTCTGACCAGCTGAGGATTGAACACAAATGTACAGTCATGAATAGCCGTTCGGCCATACTCCCGTAGTTGTACCTCAATCTGATACTGCTTTCCCAGTCTGGTCATTTCCGCCTGGTTTCTCAAAGCGTCAATAGCTGGTTTGATCAGATGCACGACCCTGTCGGTGCCGGCTTCGGTTTTTGGTGGAGTGAAATCACCGAGTTTCGTATAATTTCGGCGTATGGTCATCGTTCCAGCTTTCAGATCTATGTCTTCCCATGCAAGGGAGACCAACTCACCGTGGCGTAATCCTGTGTAAACCGCAACGGACCACAGGTTTTTCGTTTGCTGATGCGGGCAGGCATCTATGAAACGAATAAATTCGTCACGAGTGAGTGGATCAGGTTCTATCCTGGCCCTTTTAAGCGGCCTGATTCCGTTAAATGGGTTTTCCCGGATATAACCATTATCAGCGGCAAACTGAAACATGCCCGCCATGGTGGTCATGTAATAGTTTGCTGTCGCCACACTCAAACCGTTCTTCACCGATCCCCCCGACAACATATCTTTCCTGACATACAACAGATCTTCCCTGTTCACGGATGAAGCAAGCTTGTTTCCACCAATCCTCAGCAGCATATTCCTTACAACCGATTCATATCGGTCCAGAGCATTAGCGCAGATCTCCAGCCGTTTCAGCTCCAGCCATTTTTCAGACAGAAATTTCACGGTGATATCTTTCTTGCAGATGCCGAAAGTTTTCAGGTTTGGCGAATTGGGGAATTGCGCCGCATAGTCAAAGGTACCCATGCGGATAGCGAAACAAACTGACGTTCGCAGTTCCCCGGCCACCTTCCTGTTTTTAGCGGTGTCAGGGACACCGAGATTTTCCCTGACACGCTTACCTTTAAAAATGAACCATATGCGGAGTGATTTTCCGTGGTTCTCAACGCCCGTTGGGTATGATTCTTTACTCATTGTTCCCTCCCGACGTCCAGGAGCGGTGTAAGCTTACCTGTTTCATTCCGCCCGATCACCCAATGGTTGCTTTTGGGCCTGAATCCATGCGTCTACCGCTTTGCGGTTGTACATGCATTCGCTGGTTGGCTTTGGCTCTCCTTCAGGGGAAACGTGCTTATACTCCCGGCCAAGCAGCCAGGATGATTTACGGGCCCGTGTAATAGTGCCGCGCTTCATCCCGGTGACCGCCATCAGCAAGTCCTCTGAAACCCATTCGTTTGGCTCGATCTGGATAATTGTCTGCATTTATCACCTCCGATGCTTACCGCGCAATTCCTCTTCTTCCTGACAATCAGCGCAGCGCTGACAGCCCGCCACCAGTTCCCGGCGCCGCTCGGGTATCTCTTCCCCGCAGTCGCGGCAGTGAGTAGCTGAAACTGCGTTATGGTTGATGCGCATGTTCTGGATGGTCATTTCCAGCCGGCGCTCTGCCAGCTCGTTGGCCTGATCGATGATTTCTGCGCTCATACCGCCTCCCAGCGAATCTGTCGCTTATAAAAACTTTTTACACGCTTAACGCTTCCTGCCATTTCCATTTTCTTCAGCCTGCGAAGCACGTAAGGAGTATTGATGTCCTTATATTTTTGTCGCAGCCAATAGGCTACGACATACGTCATGCACCAGTTGTGCTCTCGCAATATTTGAAGGATTTCATCATCAGTGGGATTGCTCATGATTCGTCCTCCATAACCAGAACGGTGTCGCCAGGTACCTGCAGCGTTAAGACCACGCTATATCCGCGCTCATGCTGACTGAATGACGCAGGCCATGCCGGTAGCGGGGTTTCTTCATTAACCTTGCCGACACCAATAGCCCAGCAGCCTTCTTCCGTATAGCAGGCAATAACCAACATCTCGCCTTCAGATGATTTGAGGTGATAGACGCCGGGGTTGCTGTACATGCAGATTTCTTCCCGGATAGCGCCTTCGCACTCGAAAAGGTCATCGCTGGCACCGTAAAATTTCAGTTCTTTCATGCTGCACCGCCTTCGCTTTTTTCCGCTTCAACCGCCATCTGCTCAAGCTTTCGTGAAAGCTCGGCAGACAGCGACTGGAACTCTTCCTCTGTCGCTACCGGGATCGGCACGAAGCGAATGCCGATATGAGCGAGGCCATGTGCGGCCTCAAGGCATTTTCTTAAATCAACGGGAGAGGCTTTGTTCATGCTGCACCGCCTTCAACGCGCTTGAACTCGATAACCCAAACCCAGGGGTTGGCCAGCCAGTTTTCGGCGCCATAGATGGATTCCCACAGGCTTCTGAATGAGGACCGATACAGTTGATTCATTTCTACGTAGTGGGGCATGTCCTCGGACCAAAATTGGAAAAACTCATCAATTGCCGCGTAATTCCTTGCGACTACTGTCTGGTCCCATACCTCGGTATGAACGCCCTCGCTTTGTGCGTCCTCTTCGCTGATAGCGTTTAGCCGCTCAACCCGCACGTCGGTGATTTCCAGCAGAATGCGGCTGGCCCAGCGCGGCATGTGGATTGACGGGCGCCATGCTCCTTCGAACTTGTGCTCTTTGGTATGTGGTTTCCAGTAGGCGTCATCGGGAATAGACCACAGGCCGTAATCACCTGGTCTCTGCTCGCAGCTGGCGCGGTAAATCCTTGCCGCTGAGCGCTCATCTCCTTTGCAAAGATTATCTTCCCAATCGACATAACAGCCGTCTTCATTGCCCAGGGTCGCCCATGTTTCACGCACCCAGATGCGATCGCCGACGGCGCCGAACGGGCATGGGTGCCAGAAGTCGCAAGCATGCTCTGCATCTTCGCTCCACGGCCATTTGCTACCGTCTTCGCGCTCACCAATTTCAGTGAACCGAGTCTGTTTCCATTTGATAGGCCGCCGAGTCTGAGTCTTCCGGCCGTCGAGGATGGCCCTCACCATATCGGCGTTAAAAATCATTCCGCGTTCTTTCATGATTCCACTCCATACCGCCCATTCATGCGGCCAATAACACTGACAAATTTTACCAGGCTGACACCCATCGGCTTTACCTTCTCGTAGTGCCTGCGAAGGATGGGGTGGGGCATACAGCGTTCCACTTCGGTTTAGGCTTTACGCTCATCGCTTTGGTTATCTCTTCTGCGCAGCGACGAGCCTGGGCGCGGAGAGCGTTTTCTTTTTCTTCAGGCGTCATGCTGCCTCCCGTTTCCTGTTGAGGTGGGGCGCATTCGAAAGGAAAACGGCCTTTGCAAATCCAAGAGGAGTTGCACTGCGAATGTTGGCGCGCTCGTCGCTGGGCGGACATTCGTGAATTCGGTTGTCCGGATACCAGTCAGCCACCAATCCGGCAAAGGACGTTCCGGATATGGCTTCGATCGCCTTTTTCTTCGGCACCATGCGGCCGCAGGCCAGCTTCACGGCGTCGATAGCCGCTTCAACCATCGGGTGCATATTCTCTGCCGGCGCCTTGAAGCCGTTACCCGTCCAGAGGCATGTCTGCTTCGTGTAGTTGTCATCCGCGCACAGCCCAGTGAACTGGTACGGATGGAACGTGTAATCGGCCGAGCCGAAGATGCTACTGAACACGCTCACCGGGTTTTCGAATGCCCACGGGCAGCCAGCCGCCAAGCCAACCATCCGGCATTGCTCAGCGACCAGCGCTGCCTTGGCTTGGAAATGCGGGTCTTTGGCGCGCTTGGACTCGAACCAACGGGACCCGGAAACAGCCACGTGCGTGCATGGTGGGAAGCCGATGACGATGACGACGTTATCAGAGCGGATAATCTGAGATAGCCGCGGCATCGCCTCAATGATGGTTGCCGATATGCGCTCAACAGGACCGTCGATCGAAGTTTCAGGGTGCTGCGGGTCCACCAGGACAGCGCGATAACCTGCTTCAACCCACGGCTCAGCCATAACGCCAGTGATATCGCACAGACAGATAATGGTTCCTTTGCTCATGCTGCCTCCAGATTCCCGATCCGCTTTAACTCAGCCAGCGATACAGTCGTGATGATGTGTCGCGGGGTGATGTACGGGCGCCAGATAAACAGGAGCGAGCCTTTGGGGTTGCTCTTGCGCTTTCCTGTAATGGATGCCGGAACAAACTGAACACGGCCGCCGGTTATGAGTCTGAGTTCATCAGCTGATTGCATGGCTGAAATAAACCAGCCGGTAGAAATGTCAGCAGGTAACAGCATCACTACGGCCTGAGACTGCGCCCGGGATTGCTCGGCTGCCTTTTCCACCCACGGCCCAATATCGGAATAGGGCGGGTTACACCAGATCGCCCCGTATGACGTCCATTCGCTGTTCAGCGAGTCATCCAGCTCAGTGAGATAGTGAGCGCATAGCGCGTTACTCTCAGAGGCTGCAGCATCCAGCCAGAAGCCAAACTCGCGGTCGAGCGCGTTGAAAATTTCAATCGGTGTTTGCCAGTAGTCACGTTCATTTTTTGGAGTTTTCGAACCGCCGAAATCAGTCATTGCGCACCTCTTTTCGTGTCCAGCTCTTCAGCCAGCCGCTGAACCTTTAACGGGTTTCTTACCACTTCACCAGATGGCATTAGCCAGCCACGATGAAGGACGGAGTACATGCACTTCACTTTTCCTACGGTTATGGCGTCGCGGTAATGTTTCATTTCCACTGCTCCCCGAAGGTGAAACCGATCTCCGCCAGCGATTCATCCATCTTGCTTATGAACTCCGGCACCATTTCGTTAAAGTCGGACATGTATTTGTCGTCGCGCTCAACAACCACGTGGTGGATGCCCTCTCGCTTCATACGAGGGTCATAATTCGCGAAATACCAGGCATCCTTGCCGGTAACCCACATGCTGAATTGCACCTGGGCCATGTAGGCGGATTTGATAGCCTCGAAGCCGCCAAGTCGGAATTTCATGAAGTCGCGAGAGGTGAAAGGGCACTTCAGCTCAAGGCCGCGACCATCACTGCACAGGCCATCAGGTGAGCAGGCGGTGCGCATTCCTTCGTCGCGGAAGAGGATCGGCGACTCGGTTACCTGCACGTCGGTGGTGAACTCAAACAGGGTGCGAGCGTCGGCCTCATACTGTTTCCCCCAGGCCAGCGCCTTGGCGTTAACTTCCGGCGCCACGCCGGTGCACACTTCGGCAAGGAGCGTAAGGAAGTAGGACATCTTCATATCAGTCCATTTCTTGCCTGACTTGGGTTTAGAAATGACGTTGTGAGCGTCAGAGGCAGTAATAACTCCGAGTCTCGCCCTTGCCCATGTCTCGCTGCCTTGCTCAATTTGTGCAATTGGCCCAAATATTTGCTCAAATTTAATGAGCCACCTGTTATCCATATTTCCTCTCCTTTCGGCAGTTGGCTCTTGGCGGGATGTTAATCCCTCTATTTTTGTAGCCATGACACCATTTGTGGATGGTCGCTGATTTCACGCCAAAATGATTCGCCGCGGCTCCGGCGCTTTCAAAACGCAACCCATCAACAAACCAGTAAAACGATGTACTTCTGTTTTCCGCCTGCTTGGTAACCGTTGCCCATCTGCAATTGTCTTTTGAATACGGGCCTTCATTGTTCTTCCGATCTAGCTGATGCTTAGGCGTAGGAGGTAGCCCCATATCTTCAAGAAATAGCTCGAACGTCAGCCATCTTTCGCAGATACCGCGCTTACTGTATTTTTCGAAGTCTTTGTTGTTCGGGTTCGTGCAGCGGTTTTTCATTCCGCTCCAAATCCTGTAAACGCGGGTATTGCGCTGGCCGTGAGTGGCGTTTTTTCCTGTCATGCATCCGCAGCTGCTTATTGAATTGTTTTTAAGCTGATTTGCGGCTCTATAGCAGGAATTACCGCACACACAAAGGCATAGATACATCCTTCTACCTCTCAGCATGTGCGAGTATTCTTTGACGGTTAAGTACCCATATTTTTCACCGGGCATAAGTGGATTGGCGTTCATGCTGCCACCTGCGCTTTTTTCTGGAGGAAGCTAAAGCCTTTCTGCGCTTCTTCTTCGGTGAGCTGTGATGCCTGGAAAATGTCACGCTTGAAGATGTTGCTGCACAGAGGCAGGAAGTCCTGCTCCCAGTCCTTATTCAGGGACGTCAGGAGGTCGGTAATTGCCTGCAACGTTTCCTCACTGGCCACCAGGGGGAGCGCCTCTGTCGTGGTTCGCGGCGTTACGTCACGCGCATCCACTTCCAGCGTTTTACCTTCCATCTCTTCGGCGGTGGGCTGCTGTCCAATTTCAGGCCACGCCTTACGCAGAGCCTGAGCCTCGGCACACTTCGCCAGCTGGCCATAAGGGCGCTTTTTCCACATTGCGTTGGGCGCGGTAGTGTCGCGGCCGGCGGTGGCGTAGTTTTCAACCCAGTATTCTTTCGCGCTGAATTCGACGATTTCCCCGCTCGGCATGCGCTTGCTGACCGTGTACTTGCACCATTGAGGGACTGTCACCTCAACACCGGTAAGCGTCAGAGTGACGTCCGGGCCGAACTCTGGTTCTTTTGCGCCAGCGTAATCACCGGAGCGATCGGCCTGAATCCGATAAAGCCCGATGCCAGGCATAACCACATCACGCCACTCGCTTTTCCCCGACTTCGAGTCCTTAACGCTCATCGGCACCAGATGAACGGGCTTCAGAAGCGGATCGAGGTTTCTGGCCCGGCAGTAGTCCAATGCCATCATCACCGACTCATCCTTGGCGCCAGGGTAAATACTGTTTTTGAGGGCGCTCCAGGTGGCGCCGTCAATGCCTCGCTCAGCAAGAGAGCTGGCTGTAATCACAAGTTCGTTAGCCATTGTTATTCCCCAAAGTTAAAACGGGCAGCCAGTGCGGTGATCCCAGTCGTATTCCGCCTGGGCGTAAGCTACTGCCGAGATGAGATCGTTATATGCCTCGCCAGCTGCATCGCTGCGGAGGCCTTCGTATGGGCTTTTGTCCATCGGCACAGAGAAGCGGAACAGGCCTGACGGTTCTTTCGGAAGGGCGTCGATAATTTCCTTCGCCCGATCGTCAATCCACTTTTGCTTCTCTTCGGTGAGCGTTTGCTCGGCCCACTTACGCTCTTCGATCACGTCATATGCGCGGTATGCGTTCATAGCTCGCTCCTGAAATTTGGTTGTAAGAATTCCCGGCGCGATAAAAGCCGCCTGATAGCTCAGTTAATTTCGTGCGCTGATATGCGCGGTTAATGCGTCCCGGCTGGTACCAGGTTCGGTTCAATGCTGCGTGAAGCGTATGGCCGGCGGATGTGGCGCAGATTGCCCTGCGGCTCATGCCAGTAGCTGCCGTCGCGATAGTCGAAGCTGACCAGCCAGGCGGCGCCAGTACGGCGATTGCGCATCATCACGGCGCGTCCGTTGTTAGGAATTGAGTTAGCCATTGAACACCCCCGTAACGTGCAGAATTTTAATAACCACTGCCGACCAGATAACATCGCAGATCAGCAGGCAGTAAATCAGTGAACGAATGCCTTGTTTGCTCATGCTGAACCACCAGGCATCAGGCAGAACGCGCTTGCAATCAGTACGCATACGACGATGGCGAATGCGTGTGCCAGAAACTTAAACCACTCAGTTTTATCTTCTTCGCGGATCATCTCTTCACCTTTGCCTTATCGCGGCTAACGGGACGTTTTGACTTCACCCCGGCGTTGCCGGTGTTGTTTGGATGGCTTAAATTTACAGATAAAACTGTATTTTCGTCAACAGACAAAACTGTATTTTTTGTCATTGATTACATATCTAACTGTAATGAAAGGTGATTTATTTTGATGGGGCGAAAAAAAACCGGCATACGCCGGTTCTATTCTGAGAGGGGGAGGGGGTTAGCGCTTTCTTCGATAGATTCTGTGTTCAATCATCACGCCGATGATTGTTAGTGGTTGATGATCGCTACTGATAATCGGGTAGTCATCATTCAATGGCACAAGCTCGAAATGCTGGCAGCCCAGGTGATCCGTGTAAGTAGGCCGATATTTTTTAAAGGTCGCTTGAGCCCCACCGTTCTTGGCCACAACAAACTCTCCGGGGGTTGGCTCAACTTCGGGGTCTACAATGATCACATCTCCAGCCTTGAAGTCTGGCTCCATCGAATCGCCTTCGATGCGTAAAGCAAAAGTAAAATCAGAAACTTCGTTGTCTGTAAGGATGTACTCAAGACTCCCATCAAATGCCTCAATGGGATTTTTTTCTGCGAGAGCCCCTGCCTGGACATAGCTTATGAGAGGCACCTTCTTGCTGCTAACTTCAGCAATAGGCATAAAGGCTCCGCCATTCATTAGCCAGTCAGGATCGCACTTTAGCGCCTTAGCTATGCCAATAATGTTACGCGGTTTTCTTGTGTCTCCCTTTTCAATGCTCTGCCATGACTGCTGCGTTATTCCGGCATTCAACGCTGCCTCGGTCTGCGTTAGACCGAGCTCAATTCTCTTTTGCTTTACGCGATCTGCAAGGCTCATAAATCCCTCTCAATGTATGCCTTGATATTCACAGTTAAAACTGTAATTGACAAACAGAAATAACTGTCACAGAATACAGATAAAACTGTAGGAGGTAACATGGAAACCATTTCGCAACGCCTCAAAAAAAAGCGCGAAGAGATGAATCTGTCTCAGGCGCAATTAGCAAAAAAAGTTGGCATGAGACAGCAGTCTCTGCAGGCAATTGAGGCCGGGACAACCAAGCGCCCACGTTATTTGTTCGAACTGGCAACTGCGCTCCATTGCGACCCTAAGTGGCTGCTTTATGGCGAGATGCCATCTCAATCTCAATAAGTTGCCGATTTAATCGGCCTTTCAAACACCACCAGAGGAAGTATCACAGATGGAGAATGCAATAGCCCGAAAGTTAGAGCCGCCAATTCTCAACCCAATTGAGATAGAAGGCATTTTGTTAAACCGGCTTTTGTCCATTGGCCAGAAGACTTTTGCAGAAATGCGAGGGGTCAGCGAATCAACGATTAGTCGCCGTAAGAGCGAAGGGTACTACGCCGAGATGGCGAAAGAGATTGCTGCGTTAGGCCTGCAGGTTGTTCCGCCAGAAGCGGTTGTGGTTTCCCGCCACTACCTGCAGTCAGTAGAAACGCTGGCAGATATCGGTTTGCGTGCGGAGCGGTGCCGCCCGGGTCCGCTTGGGTGGGACTGATGAAGTGCCTAAAAGGCGAAAGCCGCAGTGCGCGAACACTAACGGCTTTCTACGCGAATTAACTGGATCAATTCACAGGAGTAATTATGAGTTCACTTTACCAGCATTACAACCAAAAAAATAAAAACGGAACCGGCATTAAGGTGAACCGGACGTTTATCGTTCCCCTCAAAGAGCTGTACGTCGAGCCCGGCCTGAACATCCGCGAAATCGACCAGGATCACGTCGCTGAGTTCCGCGATGCGTTTATCGCTGGCGAGTCTGTGCCTCCGCTGGACGTCCAGGTTACCGAGAAGGGCGTGAAAGTTATCGACGGCCACCACCGCTATTACGGAGCCATTGAAGCGACGAAAGCAGGTGCTGACATCATCCGCCTTGAGTGTAAAGACTTCGTCGGGAACGAAGCTGACCGTATCGCCTTCATGGTTACCCGGAACCAGGGAAAGCCTCTCACCGCTCTGGAACGAGCAGCTGCATATCAGCGTTTGAGAAACCAGGGGTGGGAGCCGGACGAGATCGCGAAGAAGGTTAAGCGTTCTCTGTCCGACGTCGACTATCACCTGCATTTGCTGACCTGCGGAGAAGAGCTGATCAGCATGGTGCGTGCCGGCGAGGTATCCCCGACAACTGCGGTTGCTTTATCCCGTGAGCACGGCTCCCAGGCGGCCTCTGTAGCTGTTCGCCAGATGGATAAGGCCAGAGCGTCAGGTAAATCGAAATTAACCCGCAGCGCGGCGCTGCCGCAGTTTAGCGCAGCAAAGGCGCGCCAGTTTCTCCAGATAGTCGCTGATCAGGCTGACTTTGAGCTGCCAGCTGATGCGCGCGCGATCCTGGACAGCTATCGCGAATTCCTGAAAGAGGCCGGCTGGGAGAGTGAAGCATGAACACCGCAGAAATACTCAAGTTTCCCGGCGCCGCGCCGGGGCAATTCAGGAGCAACCGGATGGAAAACCAGAAATCTGGCTACATCCCGTTGTACCGGAGCGTTCTCAAGCAGTCCTGGGCAAAAGATGTTTACCTCAGAACCCTGTGGGAAAACCTGCTGCTTAATGCTGCTCGTCAGCCATTCAGAGCGACTTTCAAAGGTCATGAGTGGTCACTGCTGCCCGGTCAACTGGTGGTCACAGCGGCCGATTTAGGGCTGCAGCTTTGCGACCGGAAAGGGAATCCTACTAGTCGCGATTCAGTGGAGAGAATGCTGGCCGTTTTTGTGCGCGAAGGGATGATTTCTATCGAAGGTGAGAAGCAAAAAGGGAGAGTGATCACCATCACAAATTTTGCAGAATATGCTCAAAAAACAGACAATTTACCCGCACATGAAGCCGCACATGAAGCCGCACATACCTGCGCACATGACGAGTCCAGCAATGGCGCGGGTTTGAAGGTGGTAGCCGCACATGATGGCGCACATGAAGCCGCACAAACAACCGCACAACATGAACAAGAAGGTAATAACAAGAATAAAAACATTAAAAGATCTTCGTCCGAGAATTCTGGCGAATCCTCTGACGCCCGCCTGAAGAAATTTTTGTCTGCTCATCCTGATGCTGCGGTTTACACACCCAGCGGAAGCAAGTGGGGAACCGCGGAAGACCTTCGGGTCGCCGAGTGGATTTTCTCCAGGGTCAGGATGATCAACCCAACCTGCAAAGCCCCTGACATGACCGCCTGGTCAAACACGGTTCGACTGATGCGTCAGATCGACAACCGCAGCCACCAGGATATCTGCGCCATGTACGACTGGGCCAGCAAAGACTCGTTCTGGCATCGCAACATCCTGAGCCCTGATGCGCTGCGCAAGCAGTGGGACAAGCTGACCATGCAGCGCAGCGCGCCAGGGGTTCAGGTTGCCGGGAAGCCAAAAGTCGACCTGAACAACACTGACTGGATTTATGGGGTGCTCGAATGAAATCAATCGCTGAAAGCATGCACAATTTCGACCGGGAAAACTTCCAGCGCGTGGCTGCCGGGCTTCCTGAAATGCAGGACGAGCAGGCAGTAAAGCGCCAGGCGGCAAAGACTGCGGAGATTTTCAACGAACTGTTCCGCCAGTTGCTCGCTGTGTTCCCGGCGCTGGCCAGCAAAACACCCGAGGAGATGAACGAGATGCGCCGGCAGTGGCTCCTGGCGTTCAAGGAAAACGGGATTGTCTCCATGGAGCAAATCAACGCCGGAATGCGCGTTGCCCGCAAACAGGATCGCCCATTCATGCCATCGCCGGGTCAGTTTGTCGCCTGGTGCAAATCGGAATCAGCCGTATCTTCCGGACTGCCGGATGCAGTGGAGCTGGTCGATATGGTTTACCAGTACTGCCGGACCCGCGGGCAATACCCGGATGCTGAGTCCTATCCGTGGCCAGAGTACAACGTCACGCCGGTAACGCTGAAGCACAAGGCCTGCTACTGGATGGTTACTGGACTGTATGCAGACATGCGCGCAAACGGCCTCAGCGACGCTGAGCTGCGCCGTAAGGCTCAGGATGAGCTGATGCGTATGGTGCGTCGTTTAAACGCAGGAGAAGCGATTCCAGAGCCGGTTAAGCAGATTCCAAAACTTGGTGGACGGCCATTAAGTCAGGAGCAGGGGTTAAACAAAATCGCAGAAATTCGGGCGAAATTTGGACTGGGGAGAGGGCGGTCATGAAAAAGAACTCTGGCAAACAAGCCGTTATTAACTTCATCGGCCAGCATCCTGGCTGCAGCTTTCAGGATATCCGCCGCGGTACCGGTCTTGACTCTTCAGTGGTCAATTCCTCCCTGTGGCAGATGCACCGTGACGGCCAGGTTAAGCGTGAAGGTGAGTGCAGGAGCTACCGCTACACCCTGATCGACACAACAGCCGTAACCGAAAGCGATCCGTCTGTTCAGTATCGCCAGCGTCCTGGCGGCGTAAACCCAATGACCAATCTTTTTAACCAGTGCCTGGCGGGAGTAAGAAAATGAACATCGAAATAGTAAACGAGCTCATTCAGTCGCTGGAGTCGGCAGGCGAGCTGTCGATCAGAGAGCAGAAGTTCCTGAAGCTGGCGAAAGCGTTTAAGCAGCTGGCTGCGGAGAATGTGGAGGCAAAAAAAATAATCAGCGAATGCCGGGAGTATTTCATCGCTGGGGTGATGAACCGTATCAGACCAACGAATGAAGGCTACCTGCATATGATTTGCGACACGCTTGCAGACGAAACCCCCGCCACCGACCGCATCGTAGCCGGGATTAAGGCTGATGGGGTTGAGGAGTTCATTGGTCTCCTGCAGCAGCATGTCGATGAGGGTGATTTTGTAGGCGATGAAGTTGCCGTAATTGTTGGCGCTATCGACTGCGGTAAGGAGTTTTTCGAGCAACTGCGCGAGGGGGCCGACAAATGAGCATCGCCACTTATCTCAATACCGGTTTAGCCATTCTGGGATGGGCATACATCATGGTTAAAACAGGCCAGTGGATTACCAAAAATGCTCTGAGGCAGTGGGACAAGCGTCGTAAGGAATCTCGCCGCCAGAAAGCTGTGAATGAGTTTTATGACGCCTTTGAGCTCAACAGCCTGGAACCTGGCTCTACCGTTCGCCTGGCCACTAAAGGCGACCTGACAATCATGATGTTCCGCAGCGAGGGGGACGACAAATGATAACCGGGACTACTAATTATGACGATGTGGCAGAAGTCCGCTGCAATTTGTGCGGCGGTTATTACAAAGCCGACGATCCGGAAAGTCACGAATGTGAGGATGCAGCATGACAACTAATATCACCTCACTGGTGCAGCGTTTGAAAGTGGCAGCAAAGAATGGATGTTGCCACACCCTTTTTCCGGATGATTGTCTGGCGCTGGTAGGGGCGCTGGAGAAGGCGCATCAGCGGATTGATGAACTGGAGAACGATGAAGTTCGTCAACGGCTGGCTAACGCAGAGCACCAACTCTACATGGCTGAACTGGGTAAAAATAATCTGAGAGCCAGTCGTAAGGTGCAGTTCCGCAAGCGCAAGGCGGCTGATCAACGAATCGCCGAGCTGGAGTCCCGCACCGTGAAGCTGCCGAAGCCTATTAGCGTTTTGCATCGCCGAGAGTTCACTGCGGCGCACTGCGCAATATACGCATACCCCGAGGCAGAAGTTAACGCGGCGTTGGATGGCGCTGGCATCAAGTGGGAGGCTGAGTGATGGCTATCACTGAAGGATTCTGCGCGGACCTCTACTGCGACTGTGATGGTTGTCAGTCAGGGAAAATCTATCCGCAGGGGCAGGCTGATTTCATCGGCCGGAATATGACCGACATTTCTCAACAGGCGCGCAAAGCTGGCTGGCGCATAAGCAAAGACCGCCAGCGCTGCTATGCGCCGGGCCACAAAATTTCACGGGGAGCCAACCAATGACCAATAACCAGTTAGCAGAAAACAGCGCCATCCAACTTTTGAACAGCGTCAAACTGGCGCGCGATAACGCAGAACGCGCCGACAATCGAGTTGACCACTCGTTTTATTACGCGCTGACGATTGCTCTGGAAGAGCTACAGGAACGCCGCAAGGCCGCAGCCAAAACCATCACACCGCCTACGCCAGCTTGTACTTAT